ACAAACCCCCTCTCTGGCATTTTTCCACCCCCCCTCGAACTTCAAAAACTCACGCGTAAAGAGACCCCGCTGCCCCAAAGGACGCGGCGCGTACGGGTTCAGGATTTTAATGGTCAGACCATTCAATGATTAGTCAACTTTAGGAGAAACATGGCAGGCAAAGGCCCAGCGCCAAAGGACGCAGAACAGCGTCGGCGCCGCAATGCAGACCCTGTACCAACGCAGGTCGTAGTGCAAGACGGTATCTTGCGCGGTCCTGATTTGCCCGCTGGATACCCTTGGCACACACAGACCTTCACTTGGTGGGACACTTGGCGCAAATCTGCACAGGCTGCCACATTCACAGACACTGACTGGGATTTTTTAATCGATACAGCCCTGTTGCACTCGTCCTTTTGGAACGGTGACAACGTGGGAGCAGAATTGCGGCTCCGAGTCGCGAAGTTTGGCGCTACACCAGAGGACAGAATGCGGCTTCGGTTGCAGGTCGATGGTGAAGCAGAGGGGGCCAAATCTAACAAGACCCTATCTGACCAGCGACGAACTCGTTTGTTGAGAGTGGTGGGGGAGCTTGACAAAGAAGAAACGGCAACAGAGTAGCTTTATCTCGCTCGGTTGGGACGCGATTGACTGGATTGAGACTTATCTAGTCCACGGACCAGGCGACGTGCAAGGCGAGGCCATAGTCTTAGATGATGAGCAAGCGGCTTTTATACTCAAAGCATATGAACTCGACAAGAACGGGAGACGAGTTGTTCGGCGTGCGTTTTTCTCGCGGCCCAAAGGTCGTGCGAAATCTGAGCTGGCTGGAATGCTCGTATGTTTCGAGGCTCTCGGCCCTGCTCGCTTTGACCGTTGGGACCAGTTCGGCAACCCAGTCGGCAAGCCAGTGCAGTACCCGTTCATCAGATGTCTAGCGACTGAAGAATCGCAGTCTGGCAACACGTACGACAACGTGCGTTACATGCTAGAGCACATCAAAACGAACTTTGGCACCGAGTACCCAGGCATTGACGTGGGTTTGACTCGCACATTCTTAAAAGGTGGCGGCGAAATCGTGCCATCAACAGCAGCTTCTGCATCAAAAGACGGCGGCAAAGAGTCTTTTGCGGTTGCAGATGAAACACACCTCTATTCGAGCCCCGAGCTCAAGCGAATGCACGAAACCGTTCGGCGTAACCTCGCCAAGCGTAAAGTGGCAGACCCTTGGATGCTCGAGACTTCGACAATGTATTCGGTCGGCGAGGAATCAATCGCCGAACAAACGCACCGCTTATGGATTTCGATACAAGAAGGCCGCACTAAAAATCCAGGCCTGTTATTCGACCACAAGCAAGCGCCCGAAGTTCCAGACCTGCAGGACAGCGAGAAGTTGAAAAAAGCGCTCGCTGTCGTGTATGGCCCCGCTTTCAAATGGCTGGACGCCGACCGTTTAATGGCCGAAATCCAAGACCCAATGACGAAAGCGTCAGATGCGAGGCGTTACTTTTTAAACCAGCCGTCCACGGACACAGACCGCTACATGGACATCACAGCATGGAACGCAGCAGCAGAACCTGAAGAGCTGGCAGAGGGCACGGAAGTCGTGCTCGGTTACGACGGTTCGCGGAAAGACGACTCCACTGTCTTGGTTGCGTGCCGCGTTGAAGACGGCAAGATTTTTCAACTCGAGTGTTGGGAGCGACCACCTGGACCCGCGGGTTACGGCTGGGAAGTCCCAAGAGTCGAAGTTGATGAGGCTGTGAGAATAGCTTTCACCAAGTACAAAGTGCACAAGATATGGGCAGACCCATCGGGCTGGCAGTCTTACCTTGACGCTTGGAACTCCACTTTTGCTGACAAGGTAGTTGCGGTTTATCCTTCAAGCCAGCGAAAGCTGATGGCGCAGGGTCTAGACCGCTTTCTCGAGGACATTCTCGAGGGCCGTTTGAAACACAGCGGCAAAGCAGAACTTACAAGACACGTGACAAACGCGGTACCGACTCGGTACGGACAAGTCATGAAGCCATCACAAAGTCACAAGATTGACGGACTGATAGCTGCAGTGCTCGCCTATCTTGGTCGCACAGATGCTCTTATTAACCCAGAACCAGTGGCGCCGAAAGTCGCCTATCGCACGATTCAAGTCTAGGAGAAAAATGAAGCGTTTTGATGCTGGACTTGCGATTGAAGTGCTTGGCGTCGCTTTGGTGACGGTTGGTTTGGCTTTGTTCTCACCGCCGATTGCTCTCATCGCTCTCGGTTCCTTCCTCGTTTGGGCTACAGAAAAGGCTAATTGATGACAGCTGGCATTTACAACGCGACTATTGACCAGGGAGCAACCTGGTCGGTCACAGTGTTATACAAGGACTCTAGTGGCACAGCCATCAACTTGACTGGCTACACCGCCGCAATGCAGGTGCGCCAGCAGTACAGTTCTGCAGAGGCAGAATTGACACTGACAAGCCCCGCGAATGGCATCGTTATTACACCGTTGACTGGCACAGTTGTTATCACAATCAGCGCGGCACAAACTCGCGCACTTGACGAGGGTTATTACGTTTATGACGTCGAGCTGACTTCGTCTGGTGGTCTTGTTGACCGTTTGATTCAAGGGCAGCTAACTGTGGCCCCAGAGGTAACACGTGTCTAATAACTGCAACGAAGTCACGGTAATCAAGGACGTCAACACCGTTGAAATCATGTCGCCTGGTGCTCAAGGACCTGCGGGTCCAACTGGCCCTACAGGTGCGACAGGCCCGCAAGGTGCAACTGGTGTTACAGGTCCAGTCGGTGCGACAGGTCCAACAGGGTCAACAGGCCCAACAGGCGCGACAGGTGCTATCGGTCCAACAGGTGTCACAGGCCCAATCGGCTCTACAGGCCCAACAGGCTCGACGGGACCGACTGGCTCTACAGGCCCACAAGGCATTCAAGGCATTCAAGGCGAGGTCGGTGTAACTGGCCCAATCGGTGCCACTGGGCCACAAGGCGAAGTTGGTCCTACAGGTCCAATCGGCGTGACTGGCCCAATCGGTGTGACTGGCCCAATCGGCGCTACAGGTCCCGTTGGCGCGACTGGTGCAACAGGTCCACAAGGCATCGAGGGTGCAACTGGTCCAACAGGCCCAATCGGCGCTACAGGCCCAACAGGTGCGGATTCGTTTGTTCCAGGCCCTACAGGTGTGACTGGCCCAATCGGCGCGACAGGCCCAACAGGCCCAGTCGGCGCAACTGGTGCAACAGGCGCCACAGGTGCGACAGGTGCGACTGGTCCACAGGGTTATACCACAGGCCGCTATTACTATTTCAATGAGTCCATCACAGAGCTGACTGGTTACAAGCAGCTTGGCACAGAGCCAACTGGCGCAGCGATGGCGACTGTCACAAACTCCGTTGCTGGCAACTCGACAGAGCTTATGCAGCAGTACATCAGCGAGGAGTTTGGTTTCACGCTGATTCCAGCTGGCGTGCAGCGCTTTAATCTTTTCTTTAGCAAGCCCACTAACGGCTCTGACGTTTATGCGTTCGCTCGCTTAAAACTTGCAGACAGCGCTGGCACAGTCCTTGCAACTATCGGCGACACAGATGCAACTCTAATTCCATACGACGGCGCAAATCCGATGCTTACACAGCTCGAAATTGTGCTGCCAAGCTCTGCAGTAGCAGAAACCGACCGCATGATAGTCGAGCTTTACGCACGCAACGACGACGGCACGGCACGTTCAATCAACTTTTACACAGAGGGCTCACAGCACTACTCGTTTGTCATCACTTCACTGCAAGCCCCCGAAGGACCAGTCGGCCCAACAGGCCCAACAGGCGCCACAGGCTCACAAGGTCCAACAGGCTCGACTGGTCCAACAGGCCCAATCGGCGCTACAGGCCCAACAGGTGCGGATTCGACGGTGCCAGGCCCAACAGGTGCGACAGGTCCAATCGGTTCTACAGGTCCAACAGGCCCTGCGGGAGTTGATGGCGCGACTGGTGCAACTGGTGCTACAGGCCCCGCAGGCGCGGTCGGTGCTACTGGCCCAACAGGTCCAGTCGGTGCGACAGGTGCTGAAGGACCAACAGGCCCCGCAGGTGCAACTGGTGCGACAGGCCCACAAGGCATTCAAGGCGAGCAAGGTTTGGTCGGAGTCACAGGCCCAATCGGTGCCACAGGCCCCGTCGGCGCTACTGGTCCACAAGGTGTCGCAGGTGACGTCGGTGCTACAGGCCCCGTCGGTGCTACAGGCCCCGTCGGTGCAACAGGCGCCACAGGCCCCGCAGGCACTAACGGCACAGACGGCGCGACAGGCGCAACTGGACCGACAGGCCCACAAGGCGCCATTGGTGCAAGCGGTGCAACAGGCCCAGTCGGTGCAACTGGTTCAACTGGACCCGTCGGCGCGACAGGCGCGACTGGACCACAAGGCGGCGACAACCCCGTTGTGGACTACCTCGACGGCGGTGCATCAAACCTTTGGGGAGACGCAATCTACAACGCAGAAACATCGGGCACCACTTCATGGACTTACACGATTGACGCTGGCGCGTCCGTCACGACATTCTAGCCAAGAGAGAAAGCAGCCAACATGACATCAAGACTCCAACAGCGCCGAGATACCGCGGCCAACTGGACAGCTAACAATCCCATTCTTGCGCAGGGTGAAATCGGACTCGAAACAGACACCGACAAGTGGAAGATGGGCAACGGTTCTACTGCTTGGAACTCGTTAGCCTACGCTTACACTGCTGGTTCTGCTGGCGCAACTGGACCGACAGGTCCGTCTGGACCGACAGGTCCGACTGGTGCGACTGGAGTAACTGGCCCCGCGCCTGCCACTGTCATCAATGCGCAAACAGGCACGACTTACACCCTTGTTATTGGCGACGACGGCAAACTAGTTGAACTCAACAACGCTTCCGCAATCACATTGACTGTGCCCCTAAACAGCTCTGCCGCTTTTGCAATCGGTGCCCAAATCACGTTGCTACAAACTGGAGCAGGCCAAGTGACTGTCGCTGCCACTGGTGGAGTCACAATCGTGTCAAACCCAGGTCTAAAACTAAGAGCGCAATACTCTGGTGCGACACTCCTAAAGCGCGGGACTGATAGTTGGGTCTTGCTCGGGGACATTACAGCCTAATGGCATTACAACCATACGCATCAAACGCTGCTGGAACGATGCACGGCGCGCTTGTGCCTATTGCAAAGTACACAACGCCAGCTGGTGGCGGCACTGGATATGAACTCGCATTCACTTCGATACCGCAGGGCTATAGAGACCTCATGCTAGTTTGGAATACCCGCAACACATCAGCAAACTTACAGGGTTTTTTGTACTTGCGATTAAATGATGACGTTTCTGCGCTTTATAGCGACACAAACTTGTCTGGTGATGGCGCTGCAGTCACAACTGGCAGGAACACATCAGCGACACTCGGTAGAGTAGGCGCAGAACCAGCTGCTGGAGCTGCACCTTATAGGTTCGGTGCCATGGTAACACACATTATGAACTATGCAAACACTTCTGTGTTCAAGACAGTTTTGTCGCGCTCTGCTTCTGATATAAACAGCGGAACGCAAGGCAGCCTGACTCGTTTCACCAACTTTTTGTACCGCTCGACTAGCGGCATCACTTCAATACGCATCTCAGACGAAAGCGGTGGCGTTTTTGTAGGCGGTTCCACTGTCGTGCTTTATGGCGTTAGGAGCATCGGTCAATGAGCATGTATCCAATCGCTAGTGGAGCTCTTTCGAGTTTTGCAACCAATATCACAGGTATCTCGCAAAACTTTACACATTTACAATTGCGTTTATTTATGAGGAGCACGGCAGCCGCAGCTACGGCCATCGCTTCTATCCAATTCAACTCAGATGCTGGGGCCTCTAACTACAACTCACATTCAATCTTTGGAAACGGAGCAACAGGCGGCAGTGGGTACGGCGGCACGAACACGTTTATTGCTTTGCCAGCCGTGCCTGCAGCAACTGGAACGGCCAATGTGTATGGGGGTTTGATTATAGATATATTGGACTACACATCGACAGTAAAAAACAAGACAATAAAGATTCAAGGCAGCTACGACGCAAACGGGTCTGGGTTGGCCATTGTGCAGTCTGGGCTTTGGTTCAAAACCCCAGAAGCCATCAACACAATAAACCTGGGCATAACAACTGGATGGGACACACACTCTCGCTGGGATTTGTATGGCGTCTCTGTCTCTAACGTGACGGGGGCATAGCGATGTCAGTATTCGTACAACCGATTTACACTCAGACCGTCGGTGCTGGCGGCGCGGCTACGATAGCATTCAACAATATCCCGCAGGGCTTTACCGACTTAAAGCTGGTTATGTCTGTGCGCGGCTCAAACGCACTCGCTAACGCCTACGGCATTATAGGCATGAACGGGGCGGTAAGTAACTCAGGCACGTACATGGTCTTCAACGGTTCTGTGAGTTCTGGCGCTTTCACTTCGTTTTTTTATTACACTCCCAGCGAACAAACCGCTAACACCTTCGGCGTCACCGAAGTCTATATACCGAATTACACGGGCGGCAACTACAAGCAACTCATTATTGATTCCGCTTCTGAAGCGAATAGCACCGCTGGCTACATGAACCTGCAGTCCGTTTCTACTTCGTTTACTGGCCCGATTACTTCACTCACTTTGTCTGGTAACGGTGGCACCTTCTTGCAGCACTCAACTTTCACTCTTTATGGCGTTTCAAGCCATTTCGATGTTGCCGCACCTTTAGCGCCGACAATCGGTGCCGTCACTGACCAGGCTGGTTTTGCTTCCGTCGCTTTCACACCAGCCGCAAATGACGGAGCAGACAGCTACGTGGTCACTTCAAACCCCAGCGGCTCCACAACTTATGGCGCACTCAGCCCTATCATTACACCAGCAACGCTTGACACTTCGTACACATATCAAGTGTCGAGTGTGAACTCGAAAGGCACAAGCGCTTCAGCGGCATCAAGCGCTGTTACCAGCGCCAACGCGTACTCCAGCATCGCCACACTAAACGGGACTGGTTCAGCCTCTACCATCATCTTCACGAACATACCGCAAAACTACACACATTTGCAGATTCGAGGCGTTTCTAGGTCTGGCAGTTCGTCCAATCCAACCGACAATATTCTGATTACATACAACAATCAGACTGGGAACGTTTATGCGACGCATGGGATTGAAGGAGACGGCGCGAATGCGAGGTTCGTGGTGGCAGCAGCCACCAACGGTTGTTACCCGTTCATGCCTGGCGCTTCGTCAACTGCTTTCACTGTCGGTGCCTACATCATTGATATCCTTGAGTACACAAACCCAAACAAAAACAAGACCATTCGTTCGGTTGGTGGTTGGACAGACCCAGCAACTGCAACTGGTGGGCAGAATTACGGGGTTATTGGAAACAACTCTGGCATGCAGGGAGTGTTGGCGCCAGTCACACAAATCCAGATTGGCGCGTACGTCAACTTTTCAACGCTAACGTCGTTTGCGTTGTACGGAATAGCATAGGACGGGACAATGCCAGCTAGTGCAACATACGAATTGATAGCGTCGCAAACACTCGCAAGTTCAGCTGCGACCATTACATTCAGCAGCATACCTCAGACCTACACCGATATTGAGATTCGTGCCGTTGGCCGCAACACTGGGGCTGCGTCTCAGTTTAATCTGCGTTTCAATGGTGATTCTGGCGCAAACTACGGCTATACTTTTCTTGATGACGATGGTGGTGCTGCTGCGCGGTCAACAAGAGCAACAAACAGAACACAGGCTGATGTCGGTGGCTTGTTTGGTTCGTCACAAGCTGCTTCTCTGTTCGCCCCGAATACTTTCTATATTATGAGCTATACGAACACGTCTATGGCTAAATCGGTGATTGGCATGGCCGTCGCAAGTAATTCTTCGGGCATTGTTTTGGATTACGTCCAAACAGTCGTTTCGGTTTGGCGCAATACAGCTGCGATTACGTCGGTCACGTGCGTGACAAACGCCAACTCTTTTGATGTTGGCACGACGGTAGCCCTCTACGGAATAAAGGCGGCATAATGCCAAACACATACGTTAAGATTGGAACATACACAGCTGGCGCGTCTTCTGTGTCTTTGACATCAATACCTCAAGGCTACAAAGACCTCATCATGAAGGTTTCAATACGCAGGACTGATGCTGGTGCGTTTGGAGACGACTGGTTTACATTCAATGGTGATGGTGGGACTAATTACAACTGGCGACGCAACTACGCGACTGGAACAAGCGTCAGTTCACAATCTGGTCAATCTGTTGGTGGCGGTTACCTAGCGTTTATTTACATAGGCGCCTCGCCAGCTGCCAGCTCTACAGCCAACAGCTACAGCAATTACGAAATCTACATACCAAATTACTCCTCAACGACCGCCCGCAAGTCAACTTTTGCGTACGTAGCGTCAGAGAACGCAGCCACCGCTGGAGCCAACAACTTCAGCGCTGGGACTTGGAACTCTACTGCAGCAATAAACGCCATCACGTACACGACTGGCTCTCTCAATGCTCTTTCGACTATCACTCTTTACGGCATCAAAAACTCATAACAAGGAGAAAAAATGACAACAGACACACCAACAGTCGTTGAGATTGATTGCACTACTGGCATCTCAACCGAACGCCCGATGACAGAATCTGAACTCGCCCAGTATTTGGCGACACAAGCAGATTTTGAAGCACGCCGTGCAGAAGAAGAAGCTGCAGCTGCAGCAAAGGCCGCAGCAAAAGCTTCGGCTGAAGCAAAACTTGCAGCACTCGGCCTATCAGCAGAAGAAATCGCAGCGCTTTAATGTCAAAGGTCGGGGGACCAATGAGATTTCATGTTGTAGCACTGCCACACACACAAGTCACTAAAGACTTCGCAACTTGCGCTTTCACAGAGAAAGTGCGTCGTTTCTGTATCATGATGACAGACCTCGGGCATGAGGTCGTTCTCTACGCAGGCGAGCAGAACGAAGCACCAGTGACAGAGCACGTGGTTTGCATAAGCGAACAGCAAAGAGCTGCAGCAGTCGGCGACGCCCACTACACGACAGCCTCTTTCGATACGAGCTTGCCGCACTGGCAAATCTTTAACGCGACGGTCATCAACCGCATGCGCGAACGTATCGAGCCGAAAGACTTCATTTGTTTGATTGGCGGCTACGCACACAAGCCAATCGCAGACTCTTTTCCTGCACACACTGCGGTGGAGTTCGGCATCGGCTATGGTGGCACCTTCGCCAAGTTCAAGGTCTTCGAGTCTTATGCTTGGATGCACTCCATCTATGCGGGACATAAGAACCCAACCACAGTTGATGGCGGTTTTTTTGACGCAGTTATCCCTGGGTATCTCGAGCCTGAAATGTTTCCCGAGGGCAAAGGCGACGGAGACTACTACTTTTTTATCGGCAGACTTATTGAGCGAAAAGGCTACAACATCGCGCAAGAGGTCTGCGAGCGCCTCGGCAAGAGGCTCATAATCGCAGGTCCTGGCACTCCAAATGGCGGGTACGGCGAGTTTGTTGGCAACGTAGGCCCAGAACAGCGGGCAGAGTTGATGGGCGGCGCTGTTGCACTTTTTGCGCCGACTACCTACATCGAGCCATTCGGCAATATCGTGGTCGAAGCTCAGACCTGCGGCACTCCAACAATCACCACCGACTGGGGCGCTTTTACAGAGACAAACATCGACGGTGTGACTGGCTACAGATGCCACACGCTGGCAGAGTTCGTGCAAGCGGCAGAGGACGTCAAGTCTTTAGACCGCGCAGCTATCCGAAAGCAAGCGATTGAGAAATATTCACTCGAAGCGGTCGGCGTGCAATACGAGCGATATTTCAAGCGGTTGTTGACCCTTTGGGACGACGGCTGGTACCAACTCGACACAGAAAAGGCCACTAAATGAGTCTATCAAACAGACTGCGCAAGGCTAGTGAACAACGAGCACAGAACCAATTCGTTGAGCCGCTAGTGCCAGGCCGTCCTGCATACTCATCTCCAGCTGGAGTTGATGTTAATGCCGACACGGCAATTCGCATGTCCACCGTTTACGCGTGTGTGCGCCTTTTAGGTGATACAATTGGTTCCTTGCCCCTCTCTGCCTACGTGCGCAGAGGACGTCAACGCATTTCGTACGCCGCAGTCTATGGCTCGCAGCCAGAGTGGGTAAGCCGCCCGAATCCAGACACCACACGCCTGGAGTTCTACGAGCAAATCGTAACCTCGCTCAACCTGCACGGCAACGCATTCATTCTGACCGTCCGCGACGAGCTGGGCGATGTCATGGAGCTTTACTGCATCAACCCACAGAACGTGCGCATTCGCCGTCCGAGTGCAGAAGCCGAAATCTACTACGAAGTCACAATCGGCACCAACAGTCAGAACAGCCTGTATGACGGGCTGCAATCTGCAGAGGGCGCCACAAAGACAATGATTCTGACGAAGCGCGAGATGCTTCATATTCCACTCTTTAGACTCCCAGGCCAGCTGCTTGGACTCGGTCCAATCGGTGCAGCCCGCATCACTTTGGGTTCTGCGATGGCAGCCGAAGTGTACGCAGCCTCTTACTTTGGAAACGCGGCCAACCCAGGCGGCGTCATTGAATCTCCAGGCGAACTTACTGAAGAGCAAATCACAGACATCGCACGCAACTGGAATCTTTCACACACTGGCCCGTACCGTGCGGGCAAGCTCGGCGTTCTGACTGGTGGCGCTTCGTTTAAGCCGCTAACACTCAACGCCGCAGATGCACAGCTTCTCGAAGTTCGTCGTTTTGGGGTTGAAGAAATCGCTCGCCTTTTCCGCGTCCCGATTTCATTACTCGGCCACCCAGTGGCAGGCGCAATGTCGTTTGCATCCGTTGAAGCACAGAACTTGTCTTTCGTACAGCACTCACTGCGTCCACTTTTGGAGCGCATTGAACAAGCACTTTCACCTCTACTGCCAGAGCCTGACGGCTTCATCAAGTTCAACCTTGACGCCTTGCTTCGTGGTACAACACTCGAGCGCTACGAGGCTTACACAAAAGGCCTGAACGAGGGCTTTTTGTCAGTCAACGACGTACATGCATCGGAAGACATGGCACCAGTCGCAGACGGCGACCAATACAGAGTTCCACTGCAAAATATCGACTTGACAGACGCAAAAGAGGTCGGTATGAAGCTGAGGGCAGAAATCGCAACCAACTTGATTCAAGTCGGATTCGAGCCGAAATCGGTCCTCGAGGCTGTTGGCTTGCCGCCGATGGGTCATACTGGAGTTCCAACAGGTCAGTTGCAGCAAGTCTCAACGATTGACCCTGAAAATCCATCGTCCGTTTATGAGGTCAATTAATGCCATACTATGTTTCCGACCAGCAAAGCGACTGCGCAGGCTGGGCCACAGTTAAGCAAGAATCAGATGGCAGCTACACTACACTTGGTTGCCACGACACAAAGCAAGACGCCATCGACCAAATGGTCGCAGTCTCAATCTCTGAAGATATTGAGCCAGGCGGTGAAGTTCAGCGCGATTCCGTGGGGGAAGACAGGAGCAAGATGAAAGAAATCGAGCGTCGCACCTTTACAGTGCGCGATATTGAAACACGCGAGGCAGAGGACGGCGCAATGCGCTTGTCTGGCTATGCTGCGGTCTTTAACGACTCAAGCGTCCCGCTTCCATTCAGCGAGCGCATCGCTCCTGGTGCATTCCGCAAGACTCTCAGCGAGACACCAGATGTCCGCTTGCTCATTAATCACGAAGGTTTACCGTTGGCACGCACAAAGAACGGCACACTCACATTGTCCGAGGACGAAGTCGGCTTGCGCTTTGACGCAGACTTGCCAGACACTACGGAAGCTCGCGACTTGTGGACTCTAATCCAGCGCGGCGACGTTGACCAAATGAGCTTCGCGTTTCGCGTCATTCGCCAAAAGTGGAGTCCAGACCGCACAGAGCGCACACTCACTGAAGTTTCGCTCGCGGACGGCGACGTCAGCGTAGTCACTTACCCCGCTTACCCAACTACAACAGTCGAAGCTCGCGAGGCTCTGGCCAACGCGATTCAAGCCGTCAAAGAGGGCCGTGAGGTCTCAGGCGAGTCACTCATCATTCTGCAGACCGTCTTTGAAAAGATGTCTGAAGGACACGAATACGTCATGGAAGCTGTCGAAATGATGGCCGCATTGATGGGCGCACAAGAGGCGCCAATGGAAGACGAAGCCACAATGGGTGAAGAAGAGGACAAAGCTGCACAACCTCGTTCAATCTCGCTTCGCCTAGCCAAGGCTATCATCAACAGCACGAAATAGCATTCTGCCAGCAAATCGTTGTCAGATACCGAAGTCGGAGCGACTCTCACACCCTTCAAGCGCCGTGAGCCCAATCGCCACCACCTCGAATCCAAACTCATAAGGAGCCATACAATGTCATTTCTTGACAAAGTAATCGAGCGCCGTGATGCAGTTAAGGCTGAAATGGACGCAGTTCTCGAAGCAGTAGCAGAAGAGAACCGTACCGACCTTACTGTAGAGGAGACCGAGAAGGTTGACGCTCTTGTAGAAGAGTCACGTTCACTCGATTCAAAAATCGAAAAGCTAAAGACACAAGCTGAAGCAGACGTTAAGGCTGCAGAAGCACGTGCATCAGTTGCACCAGTTGCAACACCTGCATCAGTTGGTGGCGCTCGCGTCATCTCAGAAGCACGCACATATACTGCAGAATCTGAGAACTCGTTCATCAAGGACGCGTTCAATGCACAATTCCGCAATGACTACTCAGCAAACGAGCGCCTTGCTCGCCACATGAAAGAAGAATCAGTCGAGCGTCGTGACGTTGGCACTGGTAACTTCGTTGGTCTTGTAGTACCACAGTACCTCACAGAGCTAGCTGCTCCTCTTGCTCGCGCAGGACGCCCAACAGCGGACTTCGCTACAAATAAGATGGCCTTGCCCCCTTCAGGTATGACCCTTGAAATATCCCGTATGACGACAGGTACTTCAACTGCAGTTCAGGAAACACAGAACACAGCAGTTTCAGAGACTGACGCAGACGACACACTGTTGACTGTTAACGTGAGAACCATCGCAGGACAACAGGACCTATCACGCCAGGCAATCGAGCGCGGTACAGGTATCGACACATTCGTTGTTGCAGACCTCATTCGTTCATGGCACACAACACTTGATTCACAGATTCTAAACGGTACTGGCTCAAATGGCCAGATGCTAGGTATCCGTGGTTCAGGTGGAAACGCAATCACATTCACAGCGACAACACCAACAGTCGCACTCTTGTACCCAAAGCTAGCAGACGCTTTGCAGCAAGTACAGAGCAACGTCTTTACGACACCTACACACTGGATTATGCACCCACGTCGTCTTGCATTCCTATTGGCTGCAACAGACTCAACAGGTCGTCCAGTAGTAGTACCAACAGCAAACGGCGTAATGAACGCAGTTGCAACTGGTGCAGGAGTTGCACAATACGCAAACTCTGGCTACCAGCTGCTTGGTCTTCCAATCATCACAGATGCAAACGTAGGCACAACTTACGGCGCAGCAACAAACCAAGACGAAATCTACTTGGTTGATGCACGCGAAATGCACCTATGGGAGCAACCAGGTTCTCCATTCTCACTCCGCTTCGATGCAACATCTCCAGGCAGCTTGACAATCAAGACTGTCGTTTACGGATTCAGCGCATTCACAGCGGGACGTTACCCAGCAGCAGCCTCAATCATTTCAGGCACTGGTTTGGTAGCACCTTCTTTCTAATCTGAAAGAATCTAGTACAAGTGTAGGGCAGGTGGGACTCCCCCGACTCATCTGCCCTACACCTCTCGGGGGAGACACATGAAATCAGGGCACAAAGTATCAATCGGCGTCTGTGACCCAGGCACCGTAAATGGCGATTTCGCTTTTAAGCTTATCCAGCTTGCGCAAGTCAGAAGCGACAAACTCGGCCCTTTTGTCCGCGTTAAAGGCAACGGGCTTCTCAGCAAGTTACGCAACAGAGTAGTCAAGACTTTCTTGGACAGCACAGACTCTGACTGGTTGCTATTAATAGACTCTGATGAACAGCTGTCGGTTTCAGTGTTTGACCAGCTCATCAACACCGCGCACCACTTAGAACGCCCCGTAGTTTCGGGCCTAGTGTTTGCAGCATTCAAGGACGAAGGCCTCTATCCGAAGCCCGTCCCCGCGATTTTTCAAGATGCCCCCGAGGGGTTCTTGCCATTGTTTAGGTACGACCGAAACGCCGTTTTCGAGATAGATGCTTGTGGAACAGGCTGCGTGCTAATCCACAGAAGCGTCTTGGAAAAGATGCGAGAAATCGCAGACCCACACCAAGGCACAGACTGGTGCTGGTTCTGGGACGGGCCGCTGAACGGTGAGTGGATTAGTGAAGACTTGCTATTCAGCCGCAGGGTTCGCCAGCTCGGCTTTCCAATCCACGTGAACACAGCGGCTATTCTGCCGCACCAAAAGAGTTACTGGCTCGACGAGAGGCACCATATCTCATGGCAACTCGAAAACGACTAGAAACGGCAACCGCCGAGCCCGCACTCGAGCGAGCCGTACAATCAAAGACTGAAAAAAGGAGAAAGCGTGGCTCTAACAAACGCATACTGCACCCTGTCCGACCTGAAGACGTCCCTCGCGATTGAGGATATTCAGGACGACACTGCACTTGAAGCTGCGATTCTAACCGCGAGCCGTATGATTGACGATTACACTGGCCGCTTTTTTTACAAAGACGGCACAACTGCCGCGCCTGTCGTGCGTTACTACACGGCCCAAGACTGGTATACTTGTAATGTTGATGACTTTGTGTCTCTTACCCAAATCGCAACAGACGATAACTTCGACCAGCTCTACACCACTATTTGGCAAGCCGATGATTACATGGTAGAGCCTGTCAACAACCCACGCCGCGGCTGGCCGCTTACTCGCTTGTTGGCTATCGACTCTTACATTTTTCCCTACAACCTGCCGCAGTCCGTCAAAGTGACTGCCGTGTGGGGTTGGGCTGCAGTTCCAGCTGAAATCTCAATGGCTGCAAAACTCCAAGCCTCTCGCCTTTTTGTTCGCCGCCAATCTCCGTTCGGTGTTGCGGGCACTCCAGAAATCGGCACAGTTCGTTTGACTTCACGCCTTGACCCAGACGTCGAGGCTTTAATTCGCCCATTCCGCAAGATGAACGGGCTTGTTGCGTGATTATCAGCCAGATTCGCGACGGAATTAAAAAGAATCTTTCGTCTATTGAGGGACTGCGCACCTACGACATCGTCCCAGATGTCATCGTTCCACCCTGCGTCGTCGTTGGCCAGCTCGATTTCACTTTCGATTTGAACAACGCCCGCGGCTTGGACCAGGCAAATCTTGATGTGTTCGTCATCGTGCAGCGCTTTTCGGAGCGTGCGGCACAAGACAAGCTAGACAAATACCTAGCGGGTTCTGGTGACAACTCAATCAAGGCGGCCATTGAATCTGACCGCACTCTAAGTGGTGCTTGCGACACGTTGCGAGTCACTTCTGCAGAGTCTGGCACTTATCAAACGGGCGACATCGACTACCTTTCTTATCGCTACCGACTAACCGTATGGGGTCAAGGAGACTAACATGCAATACACAATCACCTCGGACACCCTTGTGGTGGCCAACAAGAAAAAAGGCGACCAAGTCGCTGAAAAAGAATTGCTAGAAGCTGGACTCAATATCGCCGCGCTTGTCGGCGGTGGGCACCTTTCAAGCAATAGCCCCATCAAAACACAAGCAGAAGGAGCCGAGTAATGGCCCGTTTAGTCTTAACAAACGCCTTTGTCACTATCAATGGCGTTAATCTTTCAGACCACATCGCTTCAATCACGCTGACCACAACAGACGACGTCATCGAGACAACGGCTTTTGGAACAACAGCCCGCACACGAATCGGCGGTCTTGCGGACAACTCAGTAGCACTCGAGTTCCACCAGGACTACGCAGCGGCAAACGTCGAAGCCACAATCAACGGCTCACCGTCACTTGTTGGCACAACAACTGCAGTAGTCGTCAAGCCAAACGGCGCGACAACAGGCGCAGACAACCCTGCATATTCATTCAGCGCTTTGGTGTCTGAGTGGACTCCACTCAACGGCGCCGTCGGAGAGCTTGCAACCGCATCGGTTACATGGCCAATCGATGGCAACATCACAAAGGCGGTGTCATAAATGGCTCGTATCGTACTGACTAACGTTGCCGTCACTTTCGGCACAACAGATTTATCAAGCTACGTCACTTCTGTCACTTTGGGCACAACGCTCGATGTCGTAGAGACCACGGCTTTTGGCAACACAGCCCGCACACGCGTTGCTGGGCTTGCAGACAACAGCGTCACTTTCGAGTTCAATCAGGACTACGCAGGTGGTGCGCTTGAATCTGTAATCTACCCAACAATCGGCACCTCGGTCTCAATGACTGTGCGTCCAGTTGCTGGCAGCTCACCTGCATACACGTTCAATGCGTTAGTATCCGAATGGACTCCGCTTAATGGCGCCGTCGGAGAACTCGCAACTGCGTCGGTTACATGGCCGATTAGCGGAGTTATTACAAAGTCATAAACCAACAAGGGGGAACAAATGGACGGCTTATCAATCAAGGTTAAAACCACAGACGGCGTCGAGGCTTCATACAAACTGACACCTCGCGTCATCGTGGCTTTCGAGCAGCAATACGGCAAAGGAATGCCAAAGCTGCTCGGTGAAGAGCAAAAAATCGAACACATATTTTGGTTGGCGTGGAAGTGTATGGGTGCGGCTGGCGTTGTTGTCAAGCCGTGGGGTCCAGAGTTCTTGGACACCATCATCACTGCAGAACTCGACGCTGACGAGTCTTTCGGGTCCACCGAGATAGCTTAACCTACACTGTAGCCGCTATCTCGGTGGAAACAGGCATTTCACCGATTGACTTGCTCGATGCCCCCGAGGGGGTACTTGAAGCTATAACTGCCTACCTAAAAGAACGGGCGAAAAAACATGGCTGAGGCCGAAAGCGACATCATTCTTGTAGGAATCGAAGAGACTCTTACCGCTTTAAAGGCTTTTGACAAGCAAGCGGTCAAGAACTTCAATTCGGTTATCAATTCTGTACTTTCAGACGCTGAACGTGCAGCCCGTGGATTTGTAAAGTCTGACCCACCGATGAGGGGCTGGAAAACGACTGAGCCACTTAGACCCAAAAAGACCACTCGCGGTGGTGCGGGCTGGCCTGCCTACAACCAAGGCGTGATTCAGCAAGGCATTCGCAAGACCAAAGCACAAGGCAAAGTCCGAAAAGACTACACGACCAGTGCTGGTGCACTCATCAACGAGTCTGCAGCGGGTGCGATTATCGAAGTTGCGGGCCGCACATCAGGCGGCACTGGCAGCGGCATTCAGTTCATTACAAATCTGACAGACGAGATTAAGAATCCGTCGCGTTTGATTTGGCGGGCTGTAGATGAGCGCAAGAGGTCGGCACAGATGAAGACCTTGGCAGCGCTCGATGACGTCAAAGCCATCTTACAAAAGAACTTAGACAGAGAGCGAGAGTAACACATGGCAGTTGGGGCAGTAATCGCTCGCATTCTCACCCAGTATTCAGACAAGGGCACAAAGGCCGCTGTCAAAGACATTTCGAGAATGGAAAAGCAGTTCGGCAAGTTCGCCGACAAGGCAGCAAAGTCCTTCGGACTTGCGGCTCTTGCGGCTGGTGCTTTTGCAGTCAAGCTTGGCAAAGACTCCGTGCAAGCGGCTATCCGCGCAGAGGCTGAACAGCAGAGACTCAATCAAATCTTGCTCACTACCAACGGCGCTACAGCCGAGCAAGTCAAGATTCTAAACGCGCAAGCTGAAGCATTAGAGAAGGTCGGCGTCGTATCCGCAGGCAACGTCTCTGTCGTGCAGTCACAACTCGCGACGTTCGATTTGCAGGCTTCATCTATTCAGGCATTGACACCTGCGATTCTGGACTACGTGACCGCCGAAAAGGGCGCAACAGCGTCTGCGGACCAGTTCAAGACGATGACAAATGGTCTTGCACAAGCACTCAACGGCCAATTCGGCGCGTTAACTAGGGCTGGCTTCGTGCTTGATGAGCAGACCAAGAAATTGATTTCGAACGGCACAGAAGCTGAACGCGCTGCGGCTATTGTCAAGGTATTGAACTCTACTTACAAAGGATTCAACGAGGAGCTGCGCAAGACTCCAGAGGGTGCGATTATCGCGCTCAAGAACTCATTTGAAAGCATTAAAACCACAATCGGCCAGGCGATGCTGCCCGCGCTTGTGCAGTTCATTGATTATTTACAAAAAGACATTTTGCCACTGCTCCAGAAGTGGGTCGAACTGAACGGGCAAAAGCTTGCCGCGGCGTTCCAACTTGCAATCAGCTACGGCGTAGCATTTGGTAAGCTGATGTTCGAAATATTCTCATTTGTAGCACGCAACACCAAGGTTTTCGTAACACTCGGCGCCGTAATCGCTGCCGCATTCTTTGGCGCAAAAACGGCGGCTGCTGTGGCTGGGCTCATCAAGGGAGTGCAAGCGATTATCAAGGTGATGAAGGCTTTGCGCACTGTTTCACTCGCATCGGCCGCAGCCACAGCACTCGCAACAGGCGGTATTTCCGCTGCAGCAGGTGCCGCCGCATTCGGTGTCGCGCTAGTTGCAATCGGCGTTGCCGCCAACAAGTTCAACAAAGATTCTGACAAAGCAGCCGACGCCATGGGCAAGTTTAAGTTCGATATGAAGGGCGTCAAAGAAGAGACTATTAAGTACAACGCGGCTCTTGACAAGTCCGCGGCTGCGCAAGATGAATTGAACAAAAAGAACAAGAAGCTGAAAGGCATGGACGACCCAATCACCAGAGAGGCTGTCCGCAAGAACTTGCTGAAGCAGTCCAGACTTGGTCTTTCAAGCCCAACTATTTCGCTGCTCGCGTCCGCGGGCCACGGCAACATTGCATCGAACACCACAATGAACGGGGGCAACATCACAGTGAACGTCGCAGGCTCAGTGGTTTCACAGGGCGACCTAGACAATGGCA